ATGAAGGGCGATATGGGTCGTAAACCTAAAGCACTTACAGCACTGGTCCGTAATTCAGTTAACATGTTTGGCGGCTTCAATGTTGGAATGGTTTGTACGAATCATACCTACGCAAGCCAAGACATGTTTGATCCCGATGACAAGATTTCAGGTGGACAAGGCTTTATCTATGCTAGCAGTATTGTGGTAGCAATGAAGAAGATGAAGCTCAAAGAAGATGAAGATGGTAACAAGATCTCAGAAGTCATGGGTATCCGTGCCGGCTGTAAGGTTATGAAAACTCGTTATGCCAAGCCATTTGAAGGCATGCAGGTCAAGATTCCATATGAAACAGGTATGAATCCCTACAGTGGCCTAACTGACTTGGCTGAGAAAAAAGGACTACTTAAGAAAGACGGCAATCGTTTGATGTTTGTAACGTCAGATGGTGAGATCATCAAACAGTTCCGCAAGGCCTGGGAGTCCAACGAAGACGGTTGTTTAGACAAGGTCATGGCCGATTTTTCCAATCAGAAGGAAACGGTAAGTACAGAAGAAACAGCAACGGAGGAATAATATGTCAGTAGATTTAGCGAGCGAAATTTGGGCAGAACTTAAACGTTATGTAAACAAGGTAGATCGTGACGAAGCTGCAGAAGCCATGGTTTCGGTCTTAATCGATAACGATATATCTGCTGACGAGATCAAAGATGCATTCAAAGGCGACTCAGACGTCAAAGGTGCCCTGGCACACTATCTCAAAGACCATGTTGAAGACGATGAGGACGAAGATGATGATGAGGACAAAGACTGGGAAGACGACACGGATTATTGAATAATCCAAAGCACGGTAATGCACATGCAACTATGCATAGAACTAGGGTTTGACCAATTCAAATTACATTTCCAGGTACTAGACACTCCTGTGGCCAAACTATGGGTAGAACGCATGCGGTTGCGTGATGCCTATGCATTGGATGATGCCAAAAGATTTTATGGATTCAATTCTCCGGAAGAGGAAATTGCTCGAGCCACAGCATTCATCACGCATTGTATTGCAGTAATCAATGATTTTGAACCAATCATTGAACGAGAATTTACCACAGTTGATGACCAAGATTGTCTGAATTATCTGCACCATATATTTGAAGAGTATCATGGTCTGTTGGATCAACAAGATCACGAATTCTGGCACCGTGCTCCAGCTCAGGTGCGTCGGGCTCTGGCCAATTTGAATTTGGCGGTGCATCGTTGTGAAACAGCAAGCAAAGGCAGTCGTCCCAGGTTTGTATGCACCTGGTTTGGCCTGCCCAAGACACAAACCTTAGATCTGGAACTGATACAAGAGTACGGAAAGTTATCCACGCCATTTGGAACCATTTGTATGAACTATTGCGAAATAGGTAAAACAGTAGAAGACCTTGCCAACGACAATGATAACTACATAGCTGACGAGGCATTCAAACCATTTTCACACTACTCAGCCGATTTTGTTGTGCGCATGTTTGAAGAATCCGACTTGGATGTTGAAAACAGATTAGACAAAATAAAAGAATATTTTTTAAAACACTTTGATTTTTTTGATCGTCGTGGAATATCCGACTTTGACAGTCCAGCGGTGAAACCATATCGCCTGCCTGTGGCCAGGTTGATTGAAACCATGCCTAGAGATCAATTGATCAAAGAAATATCCCAACGGCAACATGTAAGACAAGTGTGCTTTGTATGATTGATAATTATTATTGCTCACAAAAATTCTGGTGGTTGACCGTGGAACCCGAACGTCGTTCCGTAGCGTCTTGTTGTGCAGCTACTCCAGAAAAAATTGATATGGCCTGGTTGCGTGATAATCCTGGGCAACTGTTCAATACCAAGTCACTACAGACCGAACGTGAACAAATGTTGGCCAATCAGCCGGTGGCCAGCTGTGAAGATACCTGTTGGAAAGCCGAACGTGTTGGCCTGCCCAGTCGACGCACTGTGATGAAATCCTACCAGCCAACACATGTGGTGGCTGACCCAACCACGCTACACATCAATCTGGGAAGTGATTGCAATTTGACCTGTAGTTACTGCACCAAACAATACAGCACAGCTTGGTTGCGTGACATTGAAGCCAACGGACCTTATCTGCCCGACACCCGATTTGAAATCAACAACAATGATCGTATAGTTTTGAAATTGGGGCAAAATGCCATAAAAACCAGCAACAGTTATCAACTGATCCTGGATGAAATACGCAACATCAAAACTGCCCGGCAGATTGAAATCACCGGCGGTGAGCCATTTCTATACAATGGACTGTCTGAACTAGTGGCAGACTTTACCGCGCCGGTGGACATATTCACTGGCCTAGGAGTCGATACTCGTCGGTTGAAACGTGTGTTGGATAGCTTGCCTGACTCTGTGACCTTTACGGTCAGTGCCGAAAACATAGGTCAACTTTATCAATTCAACAGATATGGCAACACCTGGAATAGATTTTTGCAAAACTTAGAATTGATTCGCAGTCGATTCAAATATAAATTTTGCACAGTGGTAAGCAATTTGACCGTGCATGGCCTGCAACAGTTTCGCGCAGAGTTTGGCACAGGCCACGACATAATCAACTACTGCAATGATCCAGACTATCTCAGTGCCAGTGTTTTGGATCCTACAAGCAAGGCTCTATACAACGATCTAATGCCAGACCTGTCAGATACTCTCAAGGCGGAGCACACAGTTGAACAGAAACAAAAACTACGACAGTATCTTTATCGTTTCGCAGATTTAAGAAATTTAGATCTGCAAAATTTTCCTGCACATTTTATAAATTGGCTAAATGAATAAGTATTTCCCCATACAGTCTGAAACAGCTTGCCAGCTCAAGTGGACCTGGAGTAGTATCTATCTTTACAACGGTCAAACCAACAGTTGCCATCGAGTAAACCGTTCCGATCTGACTGTTGATACCTTTGCAGATTTTCACAACACACCTAAAAAGATAGCCGACAGAGAACTCATGCTACAAGGACAATGGCCTCAAGGCGGTTGCGAGTACTGCAAGAAAATTGAAGACGCCGGTGGAGTCAGCGATCGCATTATGCAACTCAATGTGCCTGACTTAACACCGCCGGAATTAGAATTGGATTTGCAAGCTACTAAAGTAACTCCGCGCATAGTAGAAGTTTACTTTGACAATGTATGCAACATGAGCTGTATCTATTGCGAAGACCGATTCAGTAGCCGTATACAGCAGGAAAATAGTCGGTATGGTCGTTTTGAAAAAAACGGATTGGTAATTGACAACATCAGCCAACCACATCTGGAGAAAGATAGACTCACTGAAGAATTTTGGATCTGGATGGATCAGCACTACAGCACTGTGCGCAGATTTCATATCCTGGGAGGAGAACCTTTTTATCAACGACAATTTGACACCTGTATGGATTTCCTGTACAATCATAAAAATGCTGAATTAGAATTTAATATTATCAGTAATCTTATGATAGCACCAGAAAAGTTCAAAAACTACATCGCCCGCATACGTGAACTAGTGGCCACTAGAAAAATCAAACGTTTTGATCTTACAGCCAGTATTGATTGTTGGGGGCCTGAACAGGAGTATATTCGACACGGATTGAATCTCGACCAATGGCGAGAAAATTTTGAATACTTGGTAAAAGAGCGTTGGATCACTCTGAACATCAATCAGGTCATATCGGCCTTGTCTGTGCCCAGCATACCGGCACTGATTGAATACATCAATGGGCACAGACAGTCACGAGAAATAGGACATCATTTGATCACTGTAAATACTCCCTCACACATGAATCCTGACATATTTGGTGCAGGATTCTTTGACAACGATTTCAAAAAAATACTAAGTATTATGCCAGAAGATACTTGGCAACAGAAAGAAATAAAAAATTACATGCTTGGAGTCAGTCGTCAGATTGCACAAGCAGGCAGAAACACACAAGAAATAATTAAATTACTCACGCACCTAAACGAAATTGATCGCCGTCGCAATCTAAACTGGCAAAAAATATTTCCTTGGCTAACGAAAGAACTAGAACATGTGGTATAGCAAAGTTATAAGTGATTTAGGTAACATTCCTGATTTTATTGCCTATTACGAAGGCGAGCTAGATGAAGCTAGACGTGACTGCAGCATTGGCGGCCTGGTAGAAAAAAATATCAGCAATCTGCCTGGCATAACTGAACGCCGATTTAATCAGCTACAGGAAATTGAAGCAGTATTAAACTATCTCAATATACAATTGAGGAAAATTCGTCGCAAACATTTTCAAAAGTATCTAGAAGGCTATGCCCGGGCATTGACCAGTAGAGACGCAGAAAAATATGTTGATGGCGAAGATGAAGTGATTGATTTTGAAACCATTATCAATGAAGTGGCTCTGTTAAGAAACAAATTTTTAGGCATAATCAAAGCCTACGAAAGCAAGAATTTTATGTTGGGCCATATAGTAAGATTAAGGGCTGCCGGTATGGAAGATATACAGATATGACATTTGCAACACCACAACAGAGCCATGAACACAGTCGTCGTGTGCTAGACATGCTGTACGAGTACGACGACTTTATGAGCAGTATCAGCACCTTGGTAGATCTAGGTTGCGGCACTGGAGCCGACTTAGAATGGTGGGCCACCAGGACCACTAGAGATGACACGCCACAACCACTCAATATTGCCTGCAAAGGTCTAGATCTTGCACCGGCACTGTCGTTAGCAGATCGTTTGCCCAATGTCAAATTCCACAGTCAAGATTTTGAGCAACCTTTAGAACTGTTAGATGGTAAACCATACGATGTTCTATGGTCACATGATTCATTTCAGTACTGTCTCAATCCGGTAGCTACATTGTCTCGATGGTGGGAAGCCGCAGCCGAAGGTGCCATGTTGTCCATAACTGTACCACAAACTACCAATATATATAGAGGACATCAGCATTTTACACAAGAATCAGGAGTGTACAATCACTTCACTGTTGTTAGTTTAATACACATGTTGGCTGTGTCAGGATGGGATTGCAAAAATGGTTTTTTCCTTAAGGAGGCCAACGATCCTTGGATCAGTGCAGTAGTTTATAAAAGTACCGTTAGGCCCATGGATCCTCGCAGGACTTCATGGTACGATCTGGCCGAAAAAGACCTGCTACCACTGACCGCAAGAGATTGTGTAAATCGTTTTGGCGAAGTACGCCAATCAGAACTGACCTTGATCTGGTTGAACAAGGCCTTGACCTACATGGGGCATCAATGAAGACCGAACGACCCTGGGGCTCCTATCGTGTGCTACACGATGTGCCTGGCATGAAGGTCAAAGAACTCACAGTCAATCCTGGCTGTAGCCTCAGCATGCAACGGCATTTCAAGCGATCCGAACACTGGCAAGTCAGCGAGGGTGTGGCCCAGGTCGATACAGAATTCCAAGTTAGTAGATTGAATCTGCACGATACCATAGAGATTCCAGTCGGAACCTGGCATCGCTTGTACAACATCACAGATAAACCCT